GAGATCGACGCAAGCAAACGCTCAACGCCTCCTCCACTCAAGCCCATCTCACGACCGACACGAGCCACCCTCAACGCCAGCTCCGTCTCAGTCTGCACGTTCCCGCTCATAGCACCCCCACCCAACGCGCCTCCCGCGCCAAAGCCAGCGAACGCGCGAGAGGAGACACCGAAGCGTTGAGCCTCCATCACGTTACGTAACGTGGCGCCTTGTAACTGAAACCGCTCCCCCACTTGAGCGGAGAAGCCTTGGAGCATCTGCACCGTCTCTTGGGGCGTCATACCAAAGCCCGCACCCGCGCTCCTCGCTGAGCTGATCTGCCCTTGTCCGTAGCCACCACCGAAAAGGAGCTCCGTTTGTGGTATCTCAAGAGCCTGCGCTTCACCTGTACGAGCCATGCGTGCGTTGATCAGTGAACGAGCGATCCCACCTGCGAAGGGGAGCGCTGCGCCTGCTATGTTCGCGAGGGGTGACCCAACAGCCATCGCACCACGTCCCACCGCGCCACCGACAGCCATCGCGCCACGTCCCGCGTACACGCCCGCAGCCGCGACCTCTGTGCTGACTCCGCCTGTAGCAGTGTGCGCGGCCTGTGCGACTCGTTGCCCCGCCTGCGTTGCCGCTTGCCCCGCTTGTTGCACCGCTTGTTGGGCGCTCTGTTGCAGGTTTTGGAACTGTGCAGTGAGGCCACGAACGGCCTGCGCGACCTGTGTGTCATCAATCGAAACAACGATCTGTGAGCTGTGTTGCTGTTGAGCCATCGGGTCACCTCACTTTTGACGCTCTCGCGCCCAGAACTCACGCTCCCACTGATCGACAACGGAGTCACCTGTATCGGAGGGGCGGTCGTCCTCTATAGTAGCACGGGGCGCGGTGATTTCCTTGTAGGCTTCATCGCTTAGGGACAAGAGCCACCACTCAAGGCGCTCAGCGTCACTGAGCGTTGGCCTCAGTGGGTCGCTTGAGGACGCGATCAATGGTGGCAGCGTCGCTTGAAGCGCAGGAAACTCTCGACGCGCTCGCGTCTGTGCCACTCGCTCCCAAAGCTCCGAGAAACCAAGCCGAGCTGTGACGCTCGACCTCCCCTCTCAGCGTAAACAAGAGGTCATCGTCCTCTGCTACCCACTGATTGAGCCAGTCGGGGATGTCACGGAGTTGCACCGACACGAGCGCGAGCGCTGTGATACGAGCGCGAGCGTACTCCGAGAGGTGATCCCAGGGAGCGCCCGCAAGTAGAGCGGTGCGACGCTCAACGAGTAGGCGCTCCTCGCCACTGAGGACTCTTGAACGGAGGGGCTCGTGGTACACGTTGCCATCTGGCGCGGTGTACTTGATGGTCAGCGTGATCTCACGAGGCACAAGGGCCTCTTGCTTCTCAGGCTTAGGTGGTTCCGTTCCAAGAGTCCTCAAGTCCATACTACTTAGCCTCGCTCGTCATAGATGCGACGCGCTTGGAAAGATGCGTTCACGGAGACGATTGAGCCCGCTTGAACCTGCCAGCTCCTCGACTCAGCGCGACACCCCTCGATGCGCCACACAGGTTGGTCGCTCACTTGGTCATAGACCTCCATCATGAGCTCTGGGAAGTTTAACACGTCCAACGTCCCACCTCGTGGCACCAGACCTAAATCTTTGAGACTTTCTCCACTGATACGCACGAAGCCCGCCTGCACGGAGACGGAGCGACCAACAGGCACGATCTCCTTTGAGTCGATGTCACCAAGGACGTCTACACGTTGAAGGGCGATGTTCTCGGTGGCGCTGACGTTGCTACAGTAACCAACCTCAGTGCCGTTTACGATGAGCTTTGCGCGAGGTGCGCTTAGTACTTGAGCCATTGTTCAATCTCCTTAGAAGCGAGCGACACTTGCAGTGACGCTGATGAAGTTGAGGGGCTCGACGGCAGCGACCTCATAGTTGACGCGCAAAGTGTCACCGAGGTCTTCAAGCACCACGTTGCGGAAGTTCTTAATCACACCGTCCAAGACCTGACGATTGAGGCGAGCCTCAACGATGCTCTTGATGCGGTTGGCGGTGAGTGAGCGGTTCGGCTCACCGATGAAGCCGTCCAAGCCTGCGCGCAGGTCACGCACGCTCGCGTTCACTGACTCATTGGCGCTCACCTCGCTGTAAATCGGGTTGTCGTCCCTAAGCCAAGTGGTCACCGAACGCTCGACACGCCAGCCGAGAGGACCACGAGACAACGCGCTCACGCCACTACGGATCGCCTCAGCTGCGTCACGGTTGGCGTCCCAAGCACCGAACACGTCGAGCACGTTGGGCGCCTTGCGAGTGAGCGGCGTTGCGATGGGCGAACCTGCCTGCATACCTGCGAGCATAAGAGCGAGCCACATAGGAGGGCGCGTCACAGCTTCTCCTGTGGGCGAGGTGAGGCGGAGAGATTGACCCACGAGGGCGATGTTGCGGTTGTTCAGCGCCTTAGCGCGAGCGTTGAGATCGCTGAGGCTCTCATTAGCTGCGGAGGCGACCCAAGCGTTACGCTCGCGCCCTGCAAGAGCTGCGTTGCGGAGGTGCGTGGCGACCTCTGCGTGAACGGTCGCCTCGTCGCTCCAAGCCACGATGATCTGAAGGTCTGAGCTCTCGATGTTGGCGAGCGCGTTGGTCCAGTCGCTCAGTGACGCAGAGGAGACGGAGCCACCACTGAGCAGAGAGACAGATGAGCCTGCGGACTGCTCAACAAGGCTCAACGTGCCAAGCGCTGGACGCTCAGCCGTGACGAGCTGTGACGCGCTCAGCGCCTCGATGATCTCTTGCAGATCGCAACGGAAGCTCAGCGCGCTGCCACTGCCGATCACGTTGGCGCTCGTCTCAGCGTCAAAGGCGTCTGCCTCATACTCACGAGCGGCGGAGTAAGTAGCGGTGACCGAAGGAAGCTGATCAATCGCGCTCCACATCTCGCGCAACGTCGCGTAGTCCGAAGGCGCAAAGCCCTTTGAGCCATCGACCACAACTGAGCCCGCGTAGGCTGTGTCGTCACTGACAGCGCTCACTGAGTCGATGCGACCAAAGGCAGAGGTGACCTGTGCGTCCGCACTGCCTGCGACAAAGGTCAACGTAGCTGAGGCGCTGGCGCCCGACAGATCAGCGCCTGTGATCGCCACGGTGACGGCGTCCGTGTGCGCGGGGGTCGAGAGGCTGATGGACAGTGCGCCATCGCTCGCCATGTCAGCCACGTTGAAAGTCGCCTCACCGTTGCTCATCGCCTCGCTCTGGCTCCACTCGTAGCTAAGACCGTTGACGCGGTCGCCACCAAAGCCCACTGAGTCGAGGAGTGAGCCACCATAGTAGATGGACGCCACGTCACCGCTTGAGATCGCCTCAAATGACTCCGTGAGGCCATCGCGCACGATGTCGATGTTCACCTTGTCAGTGTCAGTGTTCGCCACGCTGACCTGTGTACGGTTGCCCTTTGGCCCCCACACGGTGCTCTTGAGCGTGAGGGCGGGTGCGTCCTCGCTGTCCACGAGCGAAAGCTCCGCTTGTGTGGTCGCTGCTACGTTGAGCACGGTGAGCGTGTTCGCGCCTGCGGGGATGCGCTCATCGAGCGAGGGCGCAAAGGCAACCTTGCCGATGTGCGCCAGCTCGCGGTCGCTGTGGTCATAGCGAGAGAACGCCTGTGCGCTCGTGAAGGTGAGAGGTGATCCTTGCTCAAAGGCACTAAAGACGCCCACGACGCAGACGTTACCTGCGGAGGGGGCTGAGCCACCGAGCGCTGAGGCGTCGACCGTTGCGTACACTCCAGGGCGGTAGATTTTGAGCCCGTTGAGGGCGAGTGAACTAGGCATATTGTGCTCCTACTTAGTCTGCGGAGGGCGTTGTGACACCGCCCTTTACGCCGTTGTCATTTGTGAAGGTGTCGCTCAATACTATCACATTATCGTAGGTTGCCGACCCTCCGTACTCGACATCCTTCGGGATAGGTATTTGCACCTTGTACTCACCACGAACACGCTGCCTCTTCACTGTGATACCTAGTTCTTCTGCGGCGAGATCCTCTTCGGGGCTGAGAGGATCGGAGCCATCGTATCGAAACACATGATACCCGGCTCGGTGCATAGGACGACGAGCAAGTGCAAGAGCAGCGCGAGACACGACGTGGTACACACGCGCCATGTCTGGAGTGCGAGCAAAGAGCGCAATCTCCACAGACTCGGTGATCATGTAAGTGTCAAGAGACTCCCCCTCTTCGTTGACGCCCCCATAGTCACCTAGCAGCTCTTGTGTCACTGCTTCTGA